ATGCTCAAACGGATTTCAGCAGGAATACTGCTTCTTTCGCTTGCGGTCTCTTCGCAGGCTCAATTGCAGTCTGCCACCGGCCCGGCGGCCAAGCCGTTGCCTGCGGCGCCGAAGGCTGCCTACAACTCGATGTCGAAAAGCACCACGCCCTTCAATTGCCAGGAATTGGCATGGCCGAATCACCCGAACCCGGGAATGAAGGCGTACTGCGAACGCGTTGAGGCCCGTACTCTGTCCGCTGAGGCCCAGCGCGCCGGGCGCCCCGGGCCATCAGACAGCGTGGTGAACCTGCCGCGCTTGGGCTCAGACGGTTCCAAGCGTTCGGGAACCGCGTGTATCGGTGGCCAAGCGTTCCGAAAACTCCCGAATGGATGGGAGCAGATCCATGCCGCTGGAGGTGGGTGGCAGCGTTGCCGGGAGCATTAGCGAAGCGCAATGGAGGCGGCGTAATGGAAGACGCCGTATTGCGTTGTGGCGCCAGCCTTTGGACTGGTAATGATCGGGCGGAGTCACCTAGACGCGAGGCAATGCGGACCCAATCCTTGTGGATTCCCGGACGGGAGAGACTCAATGATCCACACCCAGAGTAGCTCCAGTCTGCCAAACATCATTTCGCATAATGTATAGAGGGTGCCGCATCGAAGCCGCCCACCGCCGCCTGTACGTCGCGAGGCGAGGCGAATCCTACCCCTAGCGCTAGGGCCATGGCAGTCGCCGCCAGACGCTTCCAGAACGTCCGCTCAGGCGATGTGAGTGCAGCCCGCTTCATTATCTCGATTGCCTGCTTCTCAGGCTCAGGATGCCCTTGGATGCGCAGGGCATCGGCGACAACCCAAACCTGCGGTACACGCCTGCCCATGCGGTAGTGACCAATTGCGCCGTCTGTGATGCCCAGCAGCGGAGCCAGTTTCGAATAGCTATCTACCTTGGCCGAAACCCGGGTGCGCTCGAAAAAGTCGTTCCAGTCCATAACCGCCTCGCTGTCGTGTACGGCCGTAGCCTACAGGTGTTGACGCCTACGGGCGTAGGCGCGTATAAAGCCCCATCGCCTACGCTTGTAGGCGGTACCCGCCAGCCGGTCCCCCTAGGCCGCTGGCGGGGTTCTAGGGGCTAGGGGAGGGGATAGGGGATGCACGCATACATGTTCGCTGTCGTGGCCGTTGCTGCGCTCGGCGCTGTCGTGGGAGCCGCTCGCATTACGGCGTGGGTCATTGACCGCCGATCAGAGCGGGCAACCCAATCGATTCGTGATGCAGCATTCGCCGCCCAAGCATCGGCAGAGTTCCTGCCTACCCCGTCTCACCTTCGTCATCTCGAAATCGAAGCCTCCAAGCGTGGCGACCTGCTGGCTGCTGCTGGCTTTGCTGAGCGCGCAGAGGTGACCCGTGGCTGACGGCGCGCCAGCGACGGCAGGACTCCCCTCGTCTAACAGGGGAGTCAGTGAATTCAGGAACGAGGATGGCACCCTGACGGTCGGCATTGACTGGCTTTCAGCTTCGGTGGATTTGTTCGCGGCTCTCCGCGAAACCGGGTTCCTCGACCGCGACGGCCAGGACGAAGTGCGTCAGTGGATCGACGCCAGCGCCGACAACGCCCGCGTCGCGGCGCTGCAAATTTTCTGCTGGTTCTTCGCCGGGCTTGGCCTCGAACTGGACGACACCGCGAGCGGCGGTCGCTTCTACACATGGCGCGTCAAGATCATCAACGCGAGCAAGCAGTTCGTGGGCATGATCGAGCTCGGTGGCGAGGAATGCCGCCGCGCTGATGGCGCCTATACCGCCCGGATCGAGCTTACCGGTGACGGATGCAAGACATTGAGCGCAGCGCGCTGCGGCCATGCGAAGCGGTGGCTGGAGCTTCGAGCGAAGCTCGAAAGCTGCGCGGGAAGACTAACCCGTGTGGACGTTTGCGCGGATGACCTGATCGGTAAGTATCCGCTGCGCCTAGCCCAGCAGTGGTATGCCGAAGGCGAGTTCGACAACCGTGGTCAGCGCCCCAAGGCACAGACGGTTGATGACCATGATAGCGGCGACGGCAAGACCTTCTATGTCGGCGGCAAGAAGTCTGAAAAGCAGCTGCGCGTATACGAGAAGGGTAGGGAGCAGGGTGACAAGGGATCTGAGTGGGTGCGCTATGAAGCGCAGTTCCGCAACTCAAACCGCAAAGAACTCTCCCTCGATCTGCTGCGTGATCCGGCGTCCTACCTGCTCGGTGCATATCCGGTATTGAGGTTCCTTCACTGCGTCGCGACCCGTCTCGAAATCACGAAAGCAGCAGTGGAGGCCACGTGGAAGAGCGCACGCCGCCATCTCCGCCGTCAGTACGGCGCAACCCTCACATTCATCGTTAAGAACTGCCCAACGCCTGATGCGTTGCAGGCGGTGATCGAATCCTGCACCTCGCCAAAGCTGCCGAGGTGGGCAACAGGTGACACAGCAGCGCATTGGCCCGAAATCGCGGGCGTAAACGAAACCTCAAAGGGGTAACGAAATGGAAAACATCATCAAGGTAACCGTGCTGGATTCGCAGGTCGATGAGCGTGGCGGCAGCTTCAAGAACGACCGCAACGAAGACGTGCAGTACAGCACGCGCAAGCAGAAGGGAAAGCTGGAGACCGGCGGCTTCGCCTATCCCTTTGATGTGCGCCTGGACAAGGGTCAGCAGCCGTACGCAATCGGCGAGTACGAGCTTGATGTTGCATCCATGGCGCAGGTCAACAAGGGCGTGGTCACCCTCAGCAAGTTCACGGTCCTGCGACAGCTGGGCAAGCCCGCCACTCGCACCGCCTCGGCCACCTAACCCATGTCCCTGTGCGTAGCCCTTCAAGCAGACGGCACCCTACTACCTACCGGCCAGCCGGTTGCCGAGTGTGCGGGCTACGTGCTGATCAGCGCCTCGGAACACGGCGTGTACGAGGTCGTGCAGCAAGCGCTTTCGATGCCCACACCGGAGGAAGCCCTCTTATGGGCGACTACCACCTGTGGCGTAGTGATCGCGTGGTTTGTCGTGGGACGCATCGTCGGTAGCGTCGCAACGATGTTTGACAAATGACCGGCAAAAACCAACCAACCAACCAATGCAAGGAGAGACACCATGGATTCCATTCTCACTGGCCTGAGCGCTGCTGATGCCGTCCCCGCCCTGATCGGCGCGGCTACCATCATCGCCCTGTTGGGCTTCACGAAGTGGGCAGCAAAGAAGGTGGCCGGCTTCTTCGGCTGATGCAGGGCAGGGCGGGGCGGTGCTTTGGCATCGCCCTTGCTCTATGTGGGGATCGAAGGGAGTCCAGGACATGATCGTTTTGGTGTTGTGTGGATTCATCGGCGCTTGCTGTGGCATGGCTGGCGTCAAGGGAATGGACGCGTGAAGCTCCTCAGCGGTCTTTTGATTGCAGTTCGCACGGGCGCGATTCACGCTGCAGTCGTTCTTGTTGCGATGTTCTCTTACGCTGCCGATTCCAGTGCCTCTACGTGGCCGGATGAAGGAACTGCATATGCAGCGTGTTATGCGCAAGCGGCTGCGCCCGGCGCCTCTAACTGCCAGTCTAGAAATCCGCGTTCTATCAAATTGTCAGACGGCACGTATGAGGCACGCTGGGAGTACAAGTGCTTCAATGCTTGGACCGATGCCCGTCGTGGTGATCTTTGCAATTACCCCAAGGAACAATCGTGTTCCAGTCGACCAGAGCAAACGTCGTGGAAAGGCAGTGGTGAGAATGGCCTAGGCTCGGTCTGCCACGATGGCTGTGCATATGATGGGTCGGTCTATGCCGGATCTCCCACCGGACGACTGTTCACTGCGAACGGCCAGGTCTGCAAGAACAGTGATCTTCCCTCGCCAGAGACACCGGCCCCCGGTGATGGCGATGGCGGTGGTGGTGGCGAGATTCCTGGCGATGGCGGTGGTGATGGCGGCAGTGATCCCGGCACGGGCCCCGGTAACGGCGGTGGTGGTGATGGTGGTGGCAACGGTGACGGCGATGGTGACGGTAATGGAGACGGTGACGGCGACGGCAACGGAAGTGGCCCCGGCACTGGCCCCGGCGATGGCGATGGCGACGGCGACGGTGATGGCGATGGCTCGACGCTCCCTGAGGGCGAGATATGGAAGGCTCCAAAGGACACGATGCAAACCGTGTTCGATGATTTCTATGACAAGGCCAAGAAGACCAAGCTGGTCGATGGCGTTACCAATTTCATGAAGATTTCGGGCAGCGGCTCGTGCCCAACGTTTACTGTTTCGGCGTCCAAATGGTGGGCGTCGATGACCTATAGCGCGCACTGTTCGGGCGACTTCTTGGCGCTGCTGCAGCTGTGTGGATATGTGATTTTCGCGATTGCGGCCTATGCAGCCGTGCGCATCTCGCTGACCTGAGGATAGGCAATGTCCGCTGACTGGATTGACGATTTCAAAGCGTGGCTTTGGAACCTCGTGCTGAAGATTTTCGACACGCTGTGGGACATGGTGATTGCATCGGTCGTGCGCACCTTCAAGATGCTCACCGAGCTGATCCTGTACGTGCTGTCTAAGCTACCGTTGCCTGAGTTCATGCAGAACACCAGTCTTGGCGACATGCTCTCCAAGGGCGGTAACACGGTGATGTGGTTCGCCCAGCTGTTCCAGCTCGGACCGTCCATGGTGATGATCGGGATCGCCATCGTGTTCTATCTGCTGCGGCGCGTCCTCACCATAGGTATCTGGTAATGCTCGTATTCAACGAAGGCGTGCCGCGTGCTGGCAAGAGCTATGACGCCGTCAAGAACCATATTCTTCCGGCCCTGAAGAAGGGCCGTCGCGTGTACGCCCGATTGAATGGCTTGCGTCACGACAAGATCGCCGCGCACTTGGGCATGGCTGAAAGCGACGTGCGGGCGCAACTGGTGCTGGTAGACACGAAAGAGGTTGTCAGCGGCTTCTCGTGCAGCCAGGACGACACCGGCAAATGGTGCATCCCGGATCACTTTAAAGATGCGCTGGTGGTGATCGATGAGGTCCACGAGTTCTATGTCAACGAGCGCAAACCGCTCAGCCCAGAGGTAGAGAACTTTTGGGCGCTGCTCGGCCAGAACGGCGGTGACGCCGTCATCATGACGCAGTGGATCAACCGACTTCACTCTGCGGTCAAGGCGCGCATCGAGCGCAAGAACACGTTCCAGAAGCTCACCGCAGTGGGCAGCAAATCGCGGTACCGCGTGACGTTTTTCCACACCACGTCGCCGGGCAAGTATGAAAAGGTTGGCGGGCAGACGCTCAAGTACGATCCGGCGATTTTCCCGCTGTATGACGGCTACGCGCCGGGCGCTGAGAACACCGAGGTCTATGAGGAAGGCGGCAAAACCGTGTGGGCGGCAATGGCGGTACGTGGCCTGATCTTCCTTGTGCTGGGCGGCATCGGCCTGTACTTCTTCGCAGGGTTCTTCTTCAAATCAAAGCCCAAGAGCGAGCCAGTTCCGCGAGCAGCTGCTCATGGCACCGGCCAACGCTCACAGTCGTCAGTGCATGGGGCAGGGCAGGCGGCGCAGGGCGAGCCGGCCGCGCCCGAACCGGAGCGGGATCCGTTTGCCGATCTGACCAGTGAGCAGCGCTATGTCGCGGATCTTGGCGAAAAGGGCCGGATACGGCTGGCGCTGATTGCCCAGATCGCTGGGGAGGATCGCGGCTGGGTCCAGTGGATCAGTACTGAGAGCAACGAAATCATTGAGCAGCTGGACATTCGCCAGCTGCGGGCGCTGGGCTATGAGGTGGCCGTCGAGTCGTACGGCCTCCGGCTGTCAGCCGGAACTCACGTCACTGTGGCTACGGCATGGCCCTACACCGCGCCGATACGCGAGAAAGATGCCCGCCTGTACAACCTGTCCGGCGATGGGGCTGGCACCGCGACTGCGAGCGCAGCGAGTGGGCGGGGTGCTGGCGCCAGCGCCCATGGTGCCAACGGCGGAACGCTGGTCAGCGTAGGCACGCGCCCGGTAGGCACGTTCCCCGAATCGGTGCAGAACCGATACAGCGGCAGATAACGTGACGGTCTACAATCGGCCTCCACACAGGGGGCTGACATGGACGTTCGCAAGGTACTGTTTTTCATCTCGATAGCTGCAACGCCTATCGCCACAGCACAGCAGATTCACTCAGGTGCAGGCCCACAGCCTGTGCCCAGGTACGAGCCCAAGCGCGCTCAGCCCAATAATCTCGGCGCCACCCCGTTGAACTGTCCTCAGCACGTGGAGCCAAGAATGCGGTTGCTGTGCAATGACATTGAGCGGACCCTCGTCCAGAGCGAGGCGAAGCGGCAAGGGCTACCGGTTCCTTCCGCGAGCATTGTGAAGCTGCCCGCGCTGGGCAGTGCCGATGCGAAGACGCTTGGTGCAGCATGTGTAGGCGGTACCGCGATGCGCAGGCTCTCCAATGGCTGGGAGCAACTGCGGGATGGTCAGGGCAACTGGCTGCGCTGCCGCGAGCAGTAGTCCGGGGTGTAGGGGCCGCGCCCCTACGTATAACGCCTTATCCGCGCTTGGGTCGTCGTGGCCCACGTGACATATGGACTACGTTGGAGGGTTCGGCGCCGGTACCGGGATCACCCATGCCCAGCCGCCGTTCTCTGCGAGTTCTGACGTATTCGCGCAGGTATACGACGCTGGAATCCACTGTGTTGCAGCGCTTTCCAGATGCTGCCGATCGCGTGTGCCGCGGCCGGGCTTCCTCCATCATCAGGCGCCATTCCCGGGCGATGTTGCAGGTCAGCGACCACCAGGTCATGTCGCAGGGTTCAAGGCTGTGGCCCTCAGGGGTGAACATATGGCCCCCCTGAAAACCGAAACCGGCCCAAGGGCCGGTCATGTCGATGCGGTCGTGCGGGTCCATCGTGGTCATGCTGCGATCTCGTCCTTGTTGGGTTCCCGGGAAGGGAGGCAAGACTTGATCCATAGCCAGACCCACGAAAGACGGCCCATCATCCATTTCGCATAATGTATATTATGTTAAACATCAGCCGGTACTACGCAGGCTTGCTCCGCCTGCTGCTGGCATCGCTCTTGCCTTTCCGTAGTTCCAAGGACAAAGCGAGCATTGATGCATGTGCCAGTACCTAAGCGGCCCGTTCTCGGGCTGGAGCATCCGCGGCAACTACCTAGTCAGCCCTGACGGTGACCGGATGACCCCGGAACGTATTGCGGGTCAAGTAGCCCCCTATAGCTGGGGGCATCATGTCTCCACCGGCCGTAAGCGTGTCAGGTCAACTTCCGCTGTAACGGTTCTGCGCCGATTCGGGGAACGTGCCTATGGGGCGCTCTCCCACGCTGATTATCGCGTCGCCACCTGTCGCCATGGCCGGGACGGGTCCAACAGCAGGTTGCGCCTGTGCGGAGCCGGGCAAGCCCGCACCGGGTTGCATGTCGCGCTGCTGCTTGTACGGGTTGTAGATAGGCCCGTGGCGCGCGAGGGTGCGGCACTCAGGCTGCGAAAGGCGTAACGGGTGCCCTGCTCTGTCATGCACGTACACGACGCCTCAGAGCGCTTTCCGTTGCCGTCAAGGCCTTCCATGCTCGACATGCAGATCAGCTGCGGATCGCTGGTGATGGCACGCTGGTCATAGATCGGCGCTGTCCAGGGCATCGTTCCGAAGCTCGGGAGATGTGCTTTGGCGTAGTCGGTCGGCGTCCTGCCGCCAGATTCGCGGCTTTGGACGCCAGCAGGAATCTTTCATGCCACTGAATGACAGGATGAAGTTCGTTGTGTTCCAGCTGCGCCTCCGCTTCGAACCAGTCGCGCCCCAGAACATCGAGAATGTAGCTATAAAGGAAGTCATGAAAGGGCGGCCTACTTCAGCCTCTCATTCACTTCTTTCAATGCTAGTACTGAAGTGGCAGCAAGCACTTCGATTTGGCCTCGCCACCACTCTACTGCCTCCGCATCGGTCCGGGAACGGCCCTCCCCTACCTCCGATAAATCTTCCTAATCCCGCTCCGTCGCGATGTCCTTTAATGGCCCCAAGCGGAAGCTCGCCAAGTCGCCCAGGCCTCGTTCTTACTCAAGGCCTTCCCGCTTCGGCGTGAACATCCCGCTCCCCCTTGAGAGATAAGGCATGCTTGAGTTGGTGGTGGAAGTTGTAGCTTTGATATGTCAGGACTCTTAGAAGCCCGAGTCGCTCGAAGAATTCGGCCGGCCCCTGGATCCCATCGAGCAACCCAAAAAGCTGCGGGGCACTCAGGAACCAGTTGCCGAAGGAGAAGGGATCCTCCCCCTGAAAGCCAAGCTCTTCCCAAATCTGCAGGTGTCCGGTGAGCTTTGGCAGCACCTTTTCGTTCAACTTTTTAAACTGACCCTTGAAGGTGTTTTGGATTGCAGGGTCGATCGCTCCGTAGCGAGCATTCAACATCGGCCACATCAGCTTTGATATCGCAGTGTGGTCCTGGAAAAAACCAAAGTCGTACAGGGACAAAGCGATGCGATCGACGGTCTGGCCTGTCCACGTCAAGGTGTGATTCACCTTGCGAGTTTCCTTATCGTAAAGCTCAAGCTCGCCGTGCTTACGCAACTGCATCTCATGCCCCAAAGACTGCTCCATCGCCGCAACCACGCTGCCGGCGAGCGAGAGCAGCACGTCGACGTCATTGCCGTTGGCGGCGTTTCGAGTGAGGGCCTTGGCCTTAGACTCAATGAAAGCCAGATTGCCAGGCGCGTCGATAACGATGTCGCACTCGCCATGAACCTTTGGCGTGTCGTAGTCGCCGGTGTGAATCGCAATGCCGTGCTGTGCGAACTCAAGTCGAATGAGCGCCTCGGCCCCTGCGCCAATCACCTTACCCTGGAACGTGTCGGCACCTTCGTACCCGCGCACGGCACTGAGCACCGCCTCCACCATGCCCGGCCCGGCCACGGAGCGATCTATGACGATAGCGCGCTTGCCATCCAGCCGGATCAATGGGCGCAGGTACAGACTGTTGCCTGGGCCAGTTAGCGGATCTGCGCCGCGCACGGTCTGGTCGGTGGGACGGAAGAACTGCGAGTTTGGACCCGTGGAAGGGTGCGATAACACGTCAAACAGGATGTGCTTGGCTAGCAGAGGCGCCACGCCCGGAACGGTCTTGGCGATGTGCCGAAGGTCAAGAGTGACCGGACCGCGGCAATCTCCTATGGCCCGGTATAGCTGCTCGATGACCGCGAATACGTCATTTTTCGTCCAACCGGGACCGTACGCTTTGTCAGAGGGAATCTCGGCCAGCAACGGCCGAAGCATGCGCAGCACATCGCTCGAGCGTAGTTGCGGAAAGGTGTAGATCGAGTCGTAGAGCGCTCGCCTCGTCAACGTGTCAACGAGCTTGTCGGTCGGGATCTGCGCAAAGATCGGCGGCGTGTAGTCCTGGACGTCATGAAGGGCGGCAAAATCCGTTGCTAGACCGATAAGCTCTTGCCAAACCTCGTTGGCAGGTCTGCGACTGTTTCGGCGGCAGACGTGCTTGGCGCTCAAGGCGATGAGGTAACCCCAAGGGAAGTCTGGATCACGCGGGCGCCCAACCCTCGTATCCCTGACGATCATGTAGCGCTCCGAGTTGGCGTCATACGTTGCAATGGCCTTTCGGAATAACTCTCGGAGCAAGTTTAGTCCGCCTAGATCGCCGATCAATTCCTCTAAGCGCGCGATCAACCGATCGTTAGTTTGCTGCGCGAGGCGAAGTTGCGTGCGCTCCTGCTCTACCGGGAAACCGCGGTCAGCTAGGCGGCGCGCGGCGCGCGCAACCGCGAACTCGCGCGGGTAGTGCATTTCCAAGTTGTCAGCGTACCACTGGGTCAACAGCGACTGCACGCGCGCGGCCTGGATCAAGGCTGTCCAGTCGATCGGTGCTGCGGTCTTGCGAGTATCGGGCGGCGCGGAGATCGAGCTAGCCGCCCCCAAGGTTTCCAACACCGGCTCGAGCGGTTGATCAAATAGCGCGTGCGCATATACGACTTCGGTTTTGAGGTCGCGCAGATGCTCTCGCACCCCGTACTGGTCAGGAGCGCTCAAGGTGCCCAAGCGCTTTTGGACAAGGTCTGACCACTGCGAAAGGCCTTTACCGTGTGTCGCGATGCCGATTGCCTCCACGGCGGCACCCACGTCTTGTGGCGGGTATAGTGCATCGAAGTTCTCGATGATGCGTTTAACCTCGCCCAGCGTGGGCTTACCTTGGACGTTTGACGCTATCGTTTCAGACAT